TTGTATTTAATTGACCTACATAACCACCACTGTAAACATAAAAGTTAAAATTACTGCCCGAATCAAAACGAATTGTATCTTCTGCTGACACGCGAGATGCAAACAAAGATTGAGTTGTCCCAAGATTCCCACGCTTGACCCAAGCACTCCAAGTCCAAGTCTTGCGATTGCCAGCACTATCCGGTGTCCAGCTTAGGTACTGGTTTTCGTCATCGTTGAACTTGAGGGATTGCTGGGTGACTGCTTCACCGCTTGCATACATCCACTGAGAGGAACCTATTGGGCCTGACATAGTAACTCCCTATGCAAATGCTAGTTGCGGTGTGCCTAACAATATTCTGCCATTTGCTGCAACAACATATGGCACAATGTCTGTTGCGCTTGCCGCTGTTGAAAGCGTTAAGCCAGAACCGCCAGCAGTCTCATAATCAGTACCCAAAGACACAACACGATTACCAGTTCCATCTTGTATAAATATGATAAATCCTGTTTGCCCTGTTGTTTCAGTTGTTGGATTTGCTAAAGTAACAGCACCAGTCAAGGTAAGAATAAAATTTTGGTAAGTTTCAAAACTTAAAGTAGTGCTGCCGGTTGCGTTTGACGAAAAGTTATTTCCTCTAACCGCTTTCCCAAATTTCACTTTAGCACCATCCACAATTAATGTGTCTGTGGTGTTTTCATCGTAACGAATATGCGCGTCTTGATCTGTGCCAAAATATAATTTCTTATCGTCAGGGATAGTAATCTCTGCGTTAGCGTCAGCAGTCACAGTTTTACTAGCTTCGACTAACCCAAGCGTTGTGATGTCATTGTAGTTTATTTCCGCTGCTGTAGCGGTAAGCCCCAAGTTAGTTAAAGCTGTTGGAGCGTCATTAAGATCAGACAAATCATTGGCAGCAGCCAACAGTCCTGTCGTTGATACAGCCGCAGCTTGCCAAGTTGAACCGTTGTAAACTTTCAGCAAGTTACTGGTTGTGTTGAAATATAAATCACCAGCGTTTAGTGCGTCACCGTCATTGTCCACCGTGGGGTCACTAGACTTTGCACCAAGGTAAGTATCATCAAAGTTATCTGCTGCCAGTTCAGCCGCAGCTTGTGCGGCTTGTGCCGCCGTTACGTTGTTGCCTGTCGTGACAACATCCGCTGCTGTGCTAACAACATCTGCCGCCGTTGATACTGCGTCTGCCGCTGCCGCCGTGGCTGAAGCAGCCGCCGCCGTTGCGCTACTTGCCGCTGCTGTTGCTGAAGTCGTTGCTGCTGCCGCATCTACTATCAAATCCCATTTTGCGCTATCGGTATTTGTCGTTAGCGGTTGTGCGCCTGATGATGTGTGAGCCGCATTAGCGCGGAAAATATTGTTTGTGCTGGTATCTTTAACAAGATCGCGAATAGAATATGTTGTGCTTGCCGCCCAATCCCCACGGTAATCCCCAATTTCTTCACCGACAGCTGGCAACCCACTACTGTCGAAAGCCAAAGTTTTGTTTGCCCTGGCAGACTTTCGCGGCAAAACCATGTCAGCTGTTTCGTCAGACTGGTCAATACGAATTGTCCTGTCGATTTTTTCGTCCAGCTGTTGGACCATGATAACATTACTATCGAGCTGTTCGTTTAAAGAACTTGCCAACAAATCACCGGCTGTAACAAAGTCGGTTGTCCTGGATAACTGTCGGCCACCGACTACTGTAAGCAAGTCAGATGCAATCAAAGCCGTTCCATTGCCGCTCCCTGTTAAAGAAACAGAACCGGTGCCGTCAGCGTTTGTGCTAATAGTGTAATCAGTCGTAAGAGTGAGCAAAGTGTCATTCTTAAAAACAGCTATATCTGCGTCTGCTAGAATATTAAAAGTAAAAGCAAACGGGCCAGTACCAGTATTTCCCGTAAACTGGACTCGTCTGTCTACAGCATTAATTGCGATATCAGCCATGTTTCACCTCTGCGGTTGTCAGTATATATACCATATTTATGGGGCATCGGACAACATATTACCTAAATCTGGTGATCTGCCTGGTTCGTCACGCCCAGGACGCCACCAATACCTCTGCCCATATTCCCGTCTATATCTGCTTTCTAAACGCCGCATCTTCTGACCGGCTTTAGGATCTGTATATCTTTTCATTCTATCGAACACCATACGCTCCAGCCCCAGGCGCATATACCAAAGGGATGCGCCAGGCGTGTACCTGGATGCAAAATTAACAGCTTCCGTTGCAGCGTTAGTGTCCTCTCCATGTGCGGCCTCAAGCAAATTGCCGACAGTCAGTTTTCTAACATCATTAACAAAACCAACTACTGGCCCAGAAATGGTTTCTGCCAACCCTCGGTCAAACCGATTCACATCGCTAAACAGGAAATCTCCATAAATGCCGACTCCACCACCTTGCAAGAACGCAGCAAGCCAAAACTCTGTGCCTTCCATTGGCCGAGGATCTCGGCCCTTGCTCATTTCTTTGAGCTGCATAGCAAAGGCACCCATAACAGTTGTGCTAATAAGAAGATCCGCAAAGTAGCCGCCTTTGCCTTTAATGCCGGCCTGGGCCATCCCGCGCATCAAATGAGTGTTTACCAGGGTAACGCCAAAATTTTTATACATGGCAAACGATCTAAGCAGCTCACCCTGCAATGTGCCTGGCTGCGTGTTTCCAATTAAAGTTGCTCTACCCTTGAGGCTGGAACTAGGAACGGCAAAGTTTGTTTCCGCATCTACCATTTCCATAACGCGGGTGGCCAGGTCTTGAGCCAAGCGAGGGTTTATATCATCACGAAACTCGATATCCTCTGCCCGTAAGAACGTAGCCCCTTCATACTCATATGGGTCAGTTGACCGGATAATGTCCCATTTGTCAGATCCGATCCCGTATTTTTCCAAGGTCTGCCGCAATGCGGGGTCAAGATCATTAAAAGCTCTGCCAACATTATCTGCCAGGGTCCCATAGAACTCCATGCCAAAAGCCCAGCGACCAGCATTAGTAAATGGGGAAAGCAATGACGCCTTCATGGTAAAGTCAGCAATTCGCCTGGTGATCTCTGGTCCAGATATATCTCCAACATAACGCATTTGCGCTGCCGCGACAGTCATCCAACCTTCAGCAATCAACCCCATACGAATAGCCGTTTTACCTCTTTCCTCGACAGTCAGTGGGTTTAGCTGATCCAGGTATTGAGTAACGGTTCTAACTTGAGGTAGGCCAGCTGAACGCCTGGCAATGCGTTGAAAGTTGATATCAGTTAAAGCAGATATAGAAGCGGCACCCAGCTGCGCTGATTGCAACACTTGTCTAATTCCTGCCATTGTTGCTGCAAACCGGCCCCCGCCAACAGGCGTGTTTACGTTTCCGGTTGCAGCCATATACAAATCTTCTAGCTTTTTGCCAGCTCTATTTGCCCTGCTTTCCTCGGCAACATCGCCAGCTGCACGTTTTGCAATGGTTGTTTTCATAAAATTAATTGTTGATCTTGGGTTTGGCCCCAGGATCTCCATCAATGCGATATCCCTAGACATAGTGCTGATGTGGCCCATCATGGTATCAAACGCATCTGGGTTTCCAAATTTAGTCTGGTACTCCATCCATGAGTCTGCATCTCTAAACACCAGGAACCTGTGGTCAGTGCGCCTGTTTGCCATGCTCTTGCCGCGTCCAGCAGCTGCGCCAGGCGTGATCTTTGCCATCCCGTCTGTGCGGATTGTTTCGTATACATCTTTCAAAGCAAGCTCAAGACGGGCTGGCGTCATTGGCAAGCCGGTGCCCTCATCGACCATTCTTTCAACATTCAATCGAGGGGCAATAAAATCTCGCCATTCCTGGAATGTCGCTTTTCTTACTTGCAGTGTGTCGTGGAACTGCGGCAATCCCCAGCCTTGGCGCTGAACGATCCTGCCACCGGCTGCGTTAAATCTTTGCCGCAAATATTCAGCTGTCTTGGCCCAGGCTTGTGCGAACTCTCTAGCAGAAGCATCTCCGGTTTCCTCTCCAAACACCTCCCGAACCATACTGTGCAGCTTGGCTTTGTTCCTGGTACCGCCAATTAAATTCTTACGGAAAGATGCCAGGACGTTATACATACTCCTGGTTGCAGCATTAGTTACAGCATTAACACGGTTCTCAAATGCAGAGAATTTGGCGCCTTCGTCCCTGGCGAGATGCGCTATCGCTGCTCTATACGGATCTACTTCACCCCGATAGTTACGGTATTCATCGAGGTTTTTAGTAATTTGTTTCCAGTTTTGGTACGCTAATATTTTTTGGCGCTTTCGATGTAAAGCAATATTTTCTAATGCGCTAAACGTATCCCGCCCAGCTTGTGAAGCAGCTTGCCCTGGTGACATCCTGCCCTGGTACTGAGTTTCCAGGTCATCAAACAAATCACGGGCTTCTGACGCCTGTTCTGGTGTGATAGTGCCTTCTGTCTCAGCGTTGTCAATGCAACCACGCAAACTCATACCGCGCACTCCCGCAATCTGTCTAACATTGTTTTGTCTTGCTGTATGTCATCTAGCATTTGGCGCCTGGTAACTGTAACAGCTATCTGGTTGCCGGCATCATCTACTGTGCTACCAATAGGGATTTCGGTTTCGTCTAGCGCTTGCCTTGCTGCGGCTTGGGCTTGCTCGACTCCAGATACTGGCGCAGCTTCTGGGACTGCAGCTTCATCTGGTCTGCCCTCTGCTCCCCTCTCTGCTCGGCCTCGCTCCAATTGTAGTTGGACGCCATCAATGGCTGCTTTTGGTTCTGGGCCGTTGAAGCTGTCATCGGTAAGTCTTGGTCCGACATCGAGTCCACCATTGTTGTCAATGTTTGCGTATCCATCAAATACACCTTCCTCTTTTAAAGTATAATATGTTTGCGTTGGGTTGTCACCAACCATCCGTATATAATCAGGTCCTATCAACCGGCCTGTTTCAACAAATCTGCCAAACATACGCCGCCGCGCTTCTGGGTAAGCGACTTCCATGTTTACCAGCTTTACCTCATAACCAGCATCTTTTAACTCTTGTTGCAATTTGCGTATGCTGGCTGCGTTATCTCCAACTTTTGGGACAACCACGTTTAGACCAAAATCTTTAACAGTATTAAGCAAACCTTTGGCTATTTCTGAGCTTTCTTCATGCACCGCCATAGCGCCAATCCCGCCTTGATACTCCGGCATCGCTTTTTTAATTTCATCCGAGTCAATAATTGCAGCCCGTTGTTGAATTGCAATTGGATTTGCCAGGGTGCTTTTACCGGCAGCTGGTGGGCCAATTAAAATTGTTGCTTTACGGTCATACGAAACTGGCGCATCAGGTACATCAAGGCCCATTTCTCGATATGATAATGTTTGTGCATCTTCAAATGCTTTAAAGATTGCATTGTCATAACCAATGATTTCTTCGCCATCAAAATTAAATGTGCGGTTTGCTTGCCATGCCTGGCTGCCAAAATCCGGTGCATCTACTGTTTGCGGTATAGACTGCGCTTCTTCTAATGCCTGGATGACGGCGGGATGTGTGTCAATCGCTGTTTCGTCAGCACCTTCGTCAATTAATCGTTTTAGATCCTGGCGCAGATCAACATCTTCCTGGAAACCCTCCTGGCGAACAACGGGTGGTTCTTCTGCCGGCGCACGACCAATGGCTTGCTCTTCGCTAACCAGGTCAGTTTCTAGCTGATCTGCCTGGCGCTGCACACCTGGGCCATTAGGGTCATCAAACAGGCTTACGTCTGGCTCTGGCTCTGCCGCACTTGCGCGGCCTTCCGTTGGAGCATTGATAGACTGTCCAACATCGCCAGCTGAGAGCCGATCAAAATCGCCTGATTCAATTGATCGTCTGACAGCTTCGATGAAGCCTCTAGTAGCTTGTCCGTAGCTGCCGCTTTCTCTGGCTTGTCTTGCTGCAGCTGTGAGGGCGTCTGAGAGAGGGCCTTTTCTGTTTGCTTGCGCTTGTAAGAGGCCGATTGCTTGCGAGTCATTGCTGGCTCTCCTTTCATTTGCTTTCTGTGCTAGTTGGTTGCCTTCTGCTTCAAGGCGTTGTGCATTGCGTAATAAACTGGCAAATGCAGCCTTGTCCTGGCCCAGCTGTTTTCTCGCCTGGTCAAGCACTTTTGCCCGTTCCAGGAAATAACTTTCGGTAATTATTTCTTCGCCAAACAAAGACTCCTGAGTCCTGGTTTCTGCGCCGGACTCAATGACCTGGCGAACAATAGACTCTGCTTGGTACTCGTTTGCTGGGTCAGTTTTAGATAAAACTTGGATAGCGTTCTTTTGCAACCCTGGGTCATCTGGTATTAACCGGCCCACGATTGCGCCATAATTAGCCGGAACCACCCCGTTAATAATAGCGCCAAATGTCTCATCGTCTAATAGCGTCAGACCTCTGGCTTGCTGCACCAAGACGGACCGAGGCGGCAGCTCTCCGGCTCGTTGCGGTGCATCCCTTAATACCTTGGCGGCGTCAATAGCGGTGCCGGTGCCTTCTTTAATGTTTTTGACAGCGGCAATAACCCTGGCCATGTCAGGCGTAATACCATCAGACTCGCGCAACGTATGCCCAAGCAGCTCGATCTTTTGGCTTGGGTCTTGTGACTTGATACGTTTCGCCAGGCCCAGGCGCTGGTGCCCATCTGCAATAAACTTGCGGCCATCAGCAAACTCATAAACAACGATCTGCCCAGCTGCTATGGGGTCCCAGGTGGTAACACCCTGCAATCGTTCAGTAACGCCAAACTCGTCACCACCGGCTTTGAATTGGAATAATTCTGCGTCTACAGCAACCTCATCAGGGTCAAACACTTTGACAAGCCCATCAACCTTGTCGGCGTCTGTAACGCTCAACAATGGCCGCGGAGGGGTCGCAGACGCATCCGGCATAGTAGGGGCTACGTTTTCGTCAACGGCTGCTACAGCGTCAGATAGGCGCTGTTCATGTTCAGCTGCTCCAGAAAGAGTTTGCTGTAAAGGATTATCAGCAACGATTTCTTCTAGTTCTGTTGCCAGGTCCTCTGCAATTTGCCCATCCGGTGTTTGTCTAGCGCCAGTTGCCCGTATTGCCTGGATGCCTTTTTTGGCTTGTTCTGTTGTTATGCTTACTGCTTTGCCGGCGCCACGAAACGCAAACGGAAAAGCAAAACCAATCGCCCCGCCGTATTTAACAGCGTTCCAATATTGCTCATTAGTGTACGGCATACCAGTCTCCTGGTGCCACCGTTGTACTGGTATTTGAGCCAGGGCCTCAGATCCGGCACCCAGGGCCGCTTCTTGAAAGGCCATGCCCCACAAAGATTTTGCGCCACCAAACAACATAGATGAAATTAAAATAGGGTCATCTAGCCCCTCGTACATTTCACCTAATGTTCTTACTGCACCAGCTGATGTAGAAGGTGATTCCCCGCTGACACGCAAATAATCTTCACGGGCGTTTCTTGCCATCTCTCCTGCTTGGGATGCAACAGCTTCTGGAGTGTATAATCCTCGGTATTGCTCGAACTCTGGATATCTATCTATTGCTTGATTTAACTTAGCCAGACCTCGGTTGAAAGCAGATGTTTGTTTTTCTGGTTCAAACAAACCAATATAAAACGTTGTAGAAGGGTTGTGGAATGTTTCCCCAACATTTGCCGCGTTCATCTCGTCAATCACAGGCTGCAATATTTCTTGGTATGTCTTGGCCTTAGATGTGGACGTTAATGCAAGTTTGCCATAAGTCGTGGCCGCGTTCCAATTTTCTTCCAGGGACGGCGTAGGTTTTTCTTGCAGCTGATAACCGCGTTGCTCTAATGACTCTGTTTTCTTAAAAAGAAAAGTCATCGCAGCGATTCCTTGCCCCACAAAACACGCATATCTATTTCAAACGGTTCCCCGTCAAAGCCCATCACTTTTACAAAAGAAATATTATTTGGGTCAGCGTGGACAAAAATATACCTATCATCCCCAATAGCTTGAGGAAAAATATTATCGTTTTCTTTTATTTCATTTAACATACCGGCGTCTATATCGCGGCCAGAAGCTGTCTTAAATGTTTCCGGCGTTAAATTGCTGATAAGGGTTTCCATGCCAGGTGCGCTGAGATAGGGCGGCACCAAGACTTGCCGGTCACGAACTGTTCTAACACCACCGAGGCCCTCACTGCCCAGGTTACCGTCACCGCCTAGTGCTAAATTTAAAGCAGTTTGCATTTCTTTATCGCCGGCAGCTTTCTGTCTGACCATGCCGCTTCTGCTCATGTTTGATCTAAAGATAGCTATAGTGGCTTCGTATGCAGCGCCAGTCACAGCTGCAGACTGTTCATTCAATGCGCTGCCAATATTTTCATGGAACAATAATTCAATGTCGGTCCTAGTAATATCAGCCGGCATTGGGCCGCCTTCTTTACCTAGCGCAATACCTTCTAAGATCAAACGGGCTGTTTTTGTTTTGCCCATCAACATGAGGCCGCCAACATGGGCAAACACAGGAGCCTCTTTGCTAACTTGCTCTAAAACAGCTGGGGAGTCTTGCCGAAAACCTTGGACGATAGCCCCCAAAGTTTCCATTTGGGTTTGCACATCTCCGTTTTCTATAGCGTTCGTTACAACTTGCACCTCACCTTCGCGTAACGGCCCAATGTCATAAGTAGGGTATGCGCTTTGCACCGTCTGGTAATCTTGCCGGCGTTTTTCTATCGAGCTAAATAATTCGTCTGGGCTGCCCCCAAACGCAATTGCTGACGGCTGAACCAGCCCAACAGTCTGGGCGTGAGTCATCCCGTCTTTTTTAAGATTAGCTCTTGTGTTTGTAATAAAACTTTGGGCAGCGTCCCTGGCTTTTACCTCTAGCACTGTGTCAATGCCTGGACCGCCAGCGCCGCTTATGCCGCCCTGCAGCTGGTCTAAAGATCGTTGCGCTTCTTCTGGGGCAGATTGTCTATAAGCTGACAATATATTTTCAACAATTTTTAATTCTTGCAGCTCTGTTCTTGCCGAAAGATTTATAGGCTGACCAGTAGACGGATCTATAACACCGTCCAGAGATGTCAACTCAGTTTCTAATTTTACTAAAACAGCCCCATCAATTTGACCGCCGCCCTCTATTACTTTTGTTAAATCTGCAATTCTATCACTTGCCAGTTTGACCTGGCCCTTCATTACTTTAACGCCAGTGTTCATCTGTGTGCGTAAAGTTGTTGCTATTTTTCTGGACGCTTCACGGCCAATAGCTTTTGGCGGGGATTTTTCCAGCTTTGATATAAATTTCACTTGCTCTTGCACGGAGCCTAGCTCTGAAAAATCAAACCGGATGCCTTCCTCGATGGCTTTCCCCCTGGTTTCTAAAAATATTTTAGACACTTGTTCTTCGCTAAATTGAAGATCTAGCATATAATCTTGAAGATTTTTTAATTCAGCATCTATAACTGCTAACCGCATCCCATCGTTTGGCGAATTGGACGCCGCCAGCTGGTAAATGTTTTTTTGCCTAGTGTCGATGCCAACCAAGGCACGGCCCCTGGCGTCCTGCATTGCTTTCTTGTGGTAAAAGTCAGCGTAATTTTGTGTGAATATCCCAGCTTTTGCATTTAACTTTGCTTGCAGCTCACCCGCCAGCAACGGGTTAAGATCCGATAGCGCTGCCGGTATGCCGTCTGTGACATCAGCCAGGTTAGCCTGGAAATCGTCTAATGACATCTCTTGCTGTTCAGCGGCTGAAAGCACCTGGTTCATCTCTAGGATCGCCTGGGTTTCTAACTCAGCTGATGCAATCCTGTTTGCTGTCTCTACAGCTGCGCGATCTTCGATGGTTCGTGGGCCGCCAGCTTGCTGCATGGAAGATAATACGGGCTGGGCACCCTCATCAGCTACACGCTGCATACCGCGCTGTTTGGCTTCTCTTGACTCTTGCTCAAAAGAAAACTTGGCCATCCGGCTTACAGAGTCTGAAATAGTGCGGTACATATTTCTGGTTTCTGCTAAAGCCGCATCTTCTAACGGCTTGACTTGCATCACCCGTTCTTGGCCGCCTTCGTATCTTAATATTCTAGGAGCCATCTTAATCTCCCCCGTACATACCGCTCGGGGCAGTATATGGACGGTTTGGAACAGTTACGCTTTTAGTGCCAAACTCAGGATACCCAAGCTGAGATTGTTGTGCATGGCCAGACGCCAAAGCACCCATCGCCTCTATGTATGAATTAGCAACAGCGACCTCTCCAGCATATATGTAATCCTGGGCCTGTCCTTCAGCTCTGCCTAACTGGATATCAATATTGTCTTTAACAGTGCTGTAATCACGGACACCGTACTTTAATGACCCTGTTTGGACAGCTGTTATGTTTGTTGCGCCGCCACCAACCTGGGAACGTGCCAGACTTGTGGACATAATGTTATTAACTTTGGAAAGGATCTGTGCGCCTTTCATTTGTAAATTTATAGCAGTTATACGCCCAGAAAGCCGCGCATCAGCAGCCTTTCGGTTATACATTGTCTGTTTAGACTGGCCCCCAAGTATAGCGCCAAACGCCCCGACTACTCCAGCAAATATCTGAGACATATTAGTTTCCCACGCTCATCTTGTACTCAAGGCCAAGTAAAGTCATTTTAAGTGGCTCTGTTTGAGTAATAGTAATTTGTCCGGTTCCAGAAAACCCCAGAAGGCCATGCACGGTTTTTGTTCCAGTAAACTCTGCAACAGGGTTCCCCAGCACACCTACTCCAAAACTCCTAAACGGCACCAGCTTACTGTTGATACTAAGGTTTTGCGTATTCGCAACAACCGCGTCAACCTGGACAATACGTTTTTTGACGCCTTGTATGGTGCCCTGGGGCAGCTTTGGCTCTGCCGGCATAGTGACCATAGTAACGTCATAGTTTAGTCCCACCTGGTGAGAAGCTGTGGCAGCCGTTCCAAAGGTCACAGTGAAGGGAGATGCTGGCACTGTTTGCTCTGGTTCAATGACGCCATCGCGCACAATCTTTACAGACTTTCCCTCCAGGTGGTTCATTGTAACGCTTGATGCAGCGTTACCGCTTTTTGCACTATCAAGCGTAAGATCCTCATCAAACTTTTCTAAATAATAAACTGTGGCGCTGTTTACAGTTCGCTTTACAATTGTAAATGTTTCAGCAATTTCATTTGCTATTGCTATAAAATCTCCATCAGTCGTGAACTTACTTGGGGCCACAACATTTTGTTCCTGGAGAATAGAATAGACTGTCATCGAGCCATCATCGCCATTCACCAAAAAGAGGCGGTCAGTTTCGTCAGTGGATGTAGCTCTACGGATAGACATATCCACAGGACCTTTTAACAGGTGGCTACTAAATACAGACAAATTACTGGACGAATAACTAGATGTTGCGTCTGCGAACTGAAAAGACATCAAAGACTTTCCCTGGCGCTGCACAAATATTGTGGACCCCTTGAGGTCCTCGATGGGGACCCCTGGGCGGCTACCAATCCGGCTTTGTGGCTTCACCAAAAAATTAGTAGGCGTCACCGGCTCGTTACCTAACTGCGACACAACAAACTCACCAGCTGTTGTAAATATTTGCAAGTCAGGACCAGGGTTTAAAGTAGTTATAACATTGAGCTGGTTTGTGTTTATGGTAGCTTCGACACTTTCATCATCCAAGCCCGTACCAATGTCAAAGTTAAAATAGTCAATAACCTTGCTGCCCCAGACAGTATTAGGCCGAGATGAGTTACCACCAAAATACAAACGGCCCTCATGGAAAGCAGCAGATCTGGGCCAACCGCGAGAGTTGCTCCAGGTATCTTCGTACCCTTCTTCGTATTCCCAATCAGCATCGTCTATATTGTCTGTGTTAAACAAAGGCACTTCAACAAAACATTCTAGCTTTGCTGCAGAAACTTTACGCACAATTCGCAACCGTCCAAACGGTGTCACGTTTATATACTGCCCAATGTAGCTGGCAGCAGACGCACTGAATACATTAGCATCAGAGCCACTATGTTTGGCAGTAAGGGTGATGTTACCCTCGATCCCGCTAGGCTCTAAATGATCGTGGGGCGTTCCTGTGTTGTAGCTAGAACCAACAGTGGTTGTAAGCGTGTAGGCATACTGAGGAATGTTAACGATAGGAAGGTTGCCAATGGCCCAGCTGGTGTCAGAGTTTCGCAACAAACGCTGCGGCTGCAAGTCTTGGTGTACCAAGATTAAAGTGTCAACGGCCTGGATATAATTTAGCTGGTCAATAACTCCAGATGTAATTGCGGCAGCAGTTATGTAATCGTTACCACTGCTGTTGATGTTCGTTTGCAGAACCCCATTTTTAAAAACGTAAATCCTGCCAACAACCGCGACTAACAAATAACTATCGTCAACACTAAACTCAAACGGTATCAATTTGAATTTTGTAAAAGAACTGCCAAAGTCATAAACAAACTCCAGGCCAGCTCTGCGCCTGGCGCCGCCCTGGGGCTGGATGGTTACGTTTTCAGCTGTTTCTAAGGCGTTCTGATATTGCGATAGATCAGTTCTTGCGCGGAGCAATGGGTCCAGCTCACCAACACTGAAATTAGTTTGAAACTGAACTATCCTTGTCATTATCTCACCTGGATCAGTGCATAATCTTCGATTATCTGCGGAAGTCGGCCACGGCTGTCAATATTCACAGCTTCTCTAAACAACCCACCACGGCCATTTTCTCCAGGGCTGCCGTAAGCTATGGCCCTAAAATAATCAGCTTTAGAAGCCTGGTCAGTAATTACGATCCCAAGCTCGCCCGCCAAAGCATTTCTAAGCAAATGCACAAAATAAACCGGCATTTTAGATTCACTAATAGTTTCCTGGTAATCTATAAAAACAGTCTCCAGGTCGGTATACAGCTGATCGCCGTATATCTCCCATCCGTCATTGATAGCGTTTTGATTAGATGCAGATGTCTCAAACACTGCCTGGACACCAGAAAGAATGTTCCCTGGTAGCTGATAAGCATATTTAAATTCGTTGATTGGCGCTGTTGCAAGTCTGCCAAGGGATGCTTTTTTGTACGTCCAGCTCCAAGGATACCTGGCAAGCAGAGAGTCTCTCAGGTCTGGGTAAAGTCTGTCACACGCCTGGGCGGCATCAGTGCCTTCTGTAAAAGAAGATAACGGGGATGCCCCCAACATAATCAGCGCATCGGAGCATATTGATAGATCTGTATCGCCGGCGGCCATATAACTACTCCATTAAAATGGTTGGCAGGGAGCCGCAACCCCCTGCCATATTTTTTAATCGCCGTCTGTGTTCGCTAGAGTAGTGCCATCGTTCACATCGACAACGCCGGCAGCGTTTGACAACACATAAACTAGAGTTGCAACAGCTGTCGATCCTGTTGAAGTCACACAGTAAATTAAGTCACCAACTTCCAGAACGTCTGAAATGCTGTTGAAGTAACCCTCTGTGTTTACATCTGCAATTGCGTCAGTTGTTTTGTACGCATAGATGCCAGGGGCATTGCCGCGCTTAGACGCATTTACAGTTGAAAGGCCAGTAGATGAATAAGCCATAATTTAATCTCCTTATTCAGTACAGCTGATTTTGACGATGCCTTCATCGTCAATAGCGACAGCGCCAGCTGAGAACATTGAAGAAACTAGGAAGCTAGTTTTTTCTGGTACATAGTTCACTTCTGTCTTTTGTGCCATTGACTCAGCATAGCCGAGAGAGTCTTTGTGCCAGGCAAAGCAAGTGCGAGTTGATGGTTTTGGAATACCACCTTCATCACGATCACCCATCGTAAGTACCTGAAATCCCATGAAACTTCCGATTTCTCCACGGACCAGAGCTTTTACGCTGGCAAAATCTTGGCTAGTGATTTCAGTTTCGCCAAGCAAAGCATCGAGCTGGGAAGCGTGCATAAGAAGATAACGGCCCTCAGAAGGTACGTTTTTCTCATTCATTGCTTTCGCAGTAGCGCGGAGCTTCTCGATGTTCATGTTTGAACCCGACCCACCAATGGTTGTTGCCACTGTTGACGGTGAAGCAGCTGCATCAAGTGCATCAATACAGATCTGATCCATACGCCGAGCAATCGCTTTTGAGACTACCTCGACAAGTTCACGCCGCTCATCGAAATTAATGTGAGTTTGGTGAAAGATATCGGAATATTCTGCAGCAATAAAATCTGACATATTCGCGGTTACTTGCGAGTAGGTCACATTTAACGGGGTTACATCGGTCTGATTAATGCGAGGGGTTGCCACGCCCTTACCGATTTTTGGGAATTTTACAGTGTTCCCCTGGATGCCGGTGCGAGTACGCATTGTTCCGCGTAGGATCGACTCGGACTGATACGCTTGCTTCACTTCGCTTTCAAAGAGCGTCACAAACGCTGTGGTTACATTCTGCGCCATAGCAGAATCCTCCTATTAAGGTTTCGACTAGAACACAATCCGTTATCCTTACGGGCGGCTTGCTAACGCTTTATGGCTGCGCCGGCCAACGGGTTCACCGTATAGAAGGGCCACAGCGGTTATCCTTCAAATACTATATTTACACACAATTGGCCGGTTATGCAACTATATCTAGCTGTTTGCTTCCATCCACTGCTTTTCTATCTTCCCTCGGAAAGAGGCATCAGTAGTCCAGCGGGGGTCTGCAATCGCAGATTCCAGATCCTCTTTTGTCATTGAGGGTGAATTGATCGTCGGCGTAATGGGGATGCCCTCATTGGTTAAAGCCTGGTGATACTTAATAAACGCATTGATGCTGTCTGCACTGTCCAGGCTTATCGCCAGATTTTGTTGTTCTTCGTTAGTCAACGGTGCTTTTGCAATCAACCGCTCAACCATAGCAATCTTTTCGGTTGCCCGATCCCCGAGCTTTGCCATCTCTTGCTGGCGGTCTATTTCAACTTCTTCAGCTTCTTGGTTAGTGACTGAAAGGATTTTTTGGCCCAGCTCTTCAAACGCTGCTTGGCTGACACCATTTTCTTTTGCCCACTCAGAAAAAATTTGGAAACCTGGTTCTTCAGCATCGAGGCCCTGTTCAGCCAGTGCAGCATATTCATAATCCCCATCAGGCGCCTTGTGCTTTCCCTGGCTAAATTTTGTACGCAGCTCATTATAGCTTTTGGCAAGTTCTTCAACATTAGGGCCATCCTCATCCCAAAATTGTTCTGGATAATAGTCTGGACGCTCCAGTGGCTCGTCATCAGTAGTGAACTCTGCCTGGGGCTGTTGTGCCTCAGAGTTGTCGTAAAGCGGCATAGGAGCTTCTGTCACGGCCTCTGGGGCTTCCACAGTATTGCCAGGGTTAATCAGCGGAGCATCAGCGTCTGTGCCCTGCGCTGCGGTTTGTGCTTCGTTATCCATTGTTCGACCTTCCTACTCTTTTCTCAATCATACGGACAATTTCTGCCATCCCTGTCCGTACATAGCCAAAACTAGCGTCCTCACCTGGGACCCAAGACGGCTGCTCGATTGTCGTTTGCCTTAGATGGCTCAAGACCTTTTGACCTTCTGATGTTTTAAAAAC